TGTTGCACCGGGGAGTACACCGGCATCCCCCGAGCCGTCAGCAGCAGGTACTGCTAAACCCGCTGAGTTATCCAAAGAGAAGGAAGGGGAGGTCATTAAACCTCCTAAAGGCTTTGTACCATTGAGTGCCATTACCGAAGCTCGCGGAGAGAATCGGTATTTGAAAGAGCAAAACAAGGCATTAGAAGCTCGATTAGTTGCACTTGAAGCTGGTGAAAAGTCTGGTGAAAAACCCGTGGGGATCAAGTCTAATGTTCCTGAAGGTTTTAAAGTCTTATCTCCTGAAGAGTTTAAGGCTTTGGCAAAAGACGACCCGACTGAAGGCCTTCTGTATATGCAAAATCTGGTAGCATACCAGGCAGATCAGGTCAATAGTAAGGTTGACACAAAGTTGAATGCTAAGGATTCTGAGTCTTTTCAACGAGAGTATGCCCAAATAGTTGAGACAACGGTAGCTCAGATGGAAGAGGCCGTACCTGGAATCTTTGACAAGAATTCAACTGCGGCTGCAGATCTTGCAACTTTTGCTGAGTCAATAGGATTTGACAAAGATATGTACTACTTGACAAATCCGGAGACAAAGATTATTCTTCCTGGTGATTCTGAACCTCTTTTACTTGGAGAACAAGCTGCTTCTATTTTACGTGTGCTAGCTTCTGCAAAAGCTGGAATGAGTAAAGAAATAGCAGTTTCGGAGGCTCAAAAAGCAGCAATTCTGAAAGAACATGGAGATGCGCTTCGTACTCGGATCGAGGCCGAAGTTTTAGCAAAAATTAAAAGCGACCCAAATAATTTTAGGTCACTTACTTCAGTGCCAGCAGCAGCGGGTGATACTAAGTTCGGAAGTACAATTCTTACTACAGTAGAACTCTCCAAGTTGACCGCTGAAGAACAAGAAGCCTATTTATCGGGCGCATAAGGATACGTTATGAGTCTTACAACTTTTGCGTTGGGCGATGCCCTCGCAGTACAACGGTGGTCAGATTCTCTGGCTATTGAGGCAGCAAAGGCCCAGTACTTTGAGAAGTTTATTGGCATTGACGCCAATAACCTGATTGTTCTTAAGACTGATCTTAACAAGGGCGCTGGTGAAAAAGTAGTCGTTGGTCTTCGTATGAAGCTAACCGCTCCAGGCGCTGAAGGTGATAATATAATTGCTGGTGTTAATGGTCCTGAAGAGGCCCTTGTGTTCCATAACGATGCAGTTTTCATTGACCAGCTCAGAAAGTCTACCAAGTCTAAGGGTAAGATGACTGAACAGCGCGTGCCTTATGACCTTCGTAAGGAAGGTCGTGATGCTCTTGCTACTTGGTGGGCTGAAGAGATGGATGAGGAGATTTTCTTCTATCTGTCTGGTGCTCGCGGTACTAGTACAGCAGCTCACTCAGCGACTAACTGGACTGGCCGCGCTAATAATGCTTTTGCTGCTCCTGACGCGGATCACCTTATGTACGCCGGTGCTGCAACTGCCAAGGCTAACCTGGCTGCTACTGATATCATTAAATTGTCTGATATCGAGCGGTTTGTTGCTAAGTCCGAACTCACTGATCCTATGATTCAACCTTTTACGATCAATGGTGAGAAGAAGTATGTATGCCTTATGCACACTCTTCAGGCATTCCAGATTCGTACTGCAACTTCTGAGCAGGATTGGTTGGCAATTCAAAAAGCCGCGGGCGTTAGAGGGGATGCCAACCGCATCTATTCTGGCGCGATGGGTGAGTATGCAGATGTTATTCTGCATAAGCATCGTAATGTAGTTACTTTTGACGACTATGGCACTACAAGCAACACCCAGGCTTGTCGTACGTTGTTCCTTGGCGCTCAGGCCGGCCTTATGGCTTATGGCCAGAAAGATGCACCTGGCCGGTATAACTGGTTTGAGGAGTTGGATGATCGTGGTAATGCTCTGGCTATTACTGCGGGCACCATCTTTGGTGTGAAGAAAGCCCGGTTTAATAGCAAAGATTTCGGCGTCATCGCCATGGATTGTGCTCTTAATCGTACCTTGGTGTAAACAGTTTAATCAATGAGTTTTAGCAGCTGCCTAGGGCTTAGGGCGTAGGGCTTAGGGCCCTAGGCAGTTCATCAAAATCTAACTACAGAGACTGCAATGACTATTGTTAAATACACAGGTGACAAACACGGCAATCTTACCCTGGTTCTTAAAGACCCTCGGTTTAAGAAAGAGTATAACTTTTCTACTGGGTCCTGCAAATGCGCTGATGCGGATGCCCAGGTAATTGTGACCGAGAATCCTCTTGCCTTTAGTGTAGAAGGTCTACCAGCTATTAAAATCTTTAAAAATACTGGTACACCTAGTACTGATGCAGTAACCGATGCCTCCAATGCTGATACAGTAAGTGACACTCCTGAAGCTTAAGGATTGATATGGCTACTCTAAAAGAGATGATTGAGAATGTATCGGAAGTGGTACTGGATAAATCTATTTCAGCCACTTCGATAACTCGGAAGCTTAATCAGGCTGTTGCGCTATGTGCACAGACTACTCTTTTGAGTTATTTAGAGTCCTCGGGGGTAGTTTTAACAAATCCATCAACTTCTTATATAGAAATTCCAGAAACCTGGAATTTTGACAGAAACCTTTATGCTGCGTCTGTTGTCAACGGGGATGATATAGTTTTTTACTCATCCATGGCGCTTCTTAAGCGCGAACATCCCAAAGCAGATGTGAGCACTGATACTGGTGATGTACAAGCTATTACTGTGCACAAGGGTCGGTTGTTTTATTATCCTAGGCCTACTAGTGTAGTTGAAATTCAGTGCCAGTTTTATGAAAAACCTGCACTTCTGGTAAAATCGAGTGATATTCCTTCATGCATTCCAGAAGCTCTACATGAAGGAATCCTTGAACAGTATGCTCTTTGGAAATGCTATGCGGCGATTGAAGACGGGACGGAGGGTTTTAAAGTAAACACAAGTTACTACAAGAAAGAGTTTAAAGAGGCCTTGGAGTCACTTGACGATTTTGTTGAGTGTGGTCAGTCAACAAGTTCACCTTCACGAGTAGGTTAACATGAGCATTCCAGTGCCTATTCCAATATTTACTGGTTCAACAGGTCTTAATACCGTAGACGATCCTGTCCGTATTAAATGGGATGCTACAGGCCTTTCAGAATTAGCCGTAGCAGTAGACGTAGTTGTAGAAGATTCAGGTAGAGTATCAAGGCGCAATGGAAGACTCATAAAAGTAGGCGCAGCCAATGCGCATAGCCTATTTTGTGATGGCGGTGATTGTTTATTTAGGACTGGTAAACTACTGGTTAGACTTTTACCAGATTTTACATTTGAAACCCTGACTGATGGTTTCCAAGAAAATACTAGGGTTGACTATGTACAAGTAAATGATGAAATTTATTTTACCTGTCCAAATAAAAATGGTTTAATTAAAGACCACAAGTATCAGGATTGGAAAGCTACTCGGTACGTAGGCCCCGATACCAATAGGATTTTTAGCAATCCGCCTAACGGAGAGCATATCGCTTTTTATGGCGCGCGGGTTTTTGTATCAGTTGGCTCAGATATTTTCTTTTCTGACCCTTATGCTTTTAGCTTATTTGATTATCATAGAAATCATATAAGCTTAGAGTCTAAAGTTCGAATGATGAAGTCAGTAGAAACAGGTATTTTTATCTCTACTGAAACTAAAATTTATTTTATATCAGGTCCTACATCAAAAGAGTGGCAATTAAAGCAAGTTGCAGATTACCCTGCCCTTGAATGGTCAGTGGCAATAGACTTAGTGGAGGGTTTAGATATAGGTTTAAGCGCGCCAGGATTATGTGCTCTTTGGGTCTCTTCTAGAGGGGCATGCTTAGGCACTTCGACCGGAGAATTTTTAAATTTAACACAGCAAAAAGTGGTTTATCCTAACACTAATCCTGTTGGGGCAAGTGTCCTTAAAGGGCACATTTTAATTCAGACTCTAGGAGAATAATTATGGCTTGGAAATTGTCTACAGGTTTACGGAATGCGATGTTGGAAGGTAGTATTAAAGCTCGTGATGCAATGGTTGCATCTACTCTTTCTTATACTGCAGCTGGTGGTGAAGGTGGCCTAGCCCAGATTCTTGACTCAGGAAATGGTCTAGCAGGTTTCAATATAGGTGATTTTGTAACCATTATTGGGTCAACTAATAACGATGGCAAATATGGCCAGATTAACACAGTCGCTGCAGGCGAGCTTGG